CATATGAGGAACTAAATGAAAAGAATGTTTGAATTTGCCTGTGCAAACGGGCATAAAACCGAAAGACTCTGTGTTTATGAGGCTCAGAGTTTTAGGTGTGAATGCGGTGAAACAGCCAATCGCATTCTTAGTGCGCCAGCATTTAGGTTGGAGGGGTGGTCTGGTTCTTTTCCATCAGCGCATGGGAAGTTCGAGAAAAGTCACCTTGATAAGCTAAAATCTGAACGCAAAGCCAACTCTTAAACAGAAATGTCGAGTTGATTCTCCTACAACCGAAACGGCAGGAAAAGGGAAAATATGTTGATTGATAACGAACCTGAGATGAAAAGTGAGTTAGAAGCTGAAGAATCCAAGCTATCTAACACCATTGCGCCAACAGCGCCTGGACTCCCTGATAAATACAGGGACAAAAGTCTGGAAGATATTGTTCGGATGCACCAAGAAGCTGAAAAGTTAATTGGCAAGCAAGCGCAAGAAGTGGGAGAGGTAAGGAAACTTGCTGATGAACTCATTAAGCAGAACCTCAGTTCAAAGCAACAGACTATTAAAGAGGAAGAGCCAGAAGTAGATTTCTTTGAGAATCCACAGAAGGCAGTTCAAAAGACTATTGATAACCATCCTGATGTTCTCGCCGCCCGTCAAGCAGGTGTTGAGTTCAAGAGGATGCAGATTCAGCAGAAGTTAGTGCAAGAGCATCCTGACTACACTCAGATTGCTCAAGATCAGGACTTTGTGAATTGGGTGAAATCCTCGCCTGTTCGCCTTGGTCTGTATGCAAAAGCAGATGGTGAGTTTGATTTTGATAGTGCTAATGAGTTGCTGTCTACTTACAAGCAGTTGCGTGGTGTCAAGTCAAAGCAGACTGAGCAAGCGGGTGAAACCGCCAGGAAGCAGAACATGAAGGCCGCACAAGTGGATGTTGGTGGAACTGGTGAGAGTTCAAAGAGGGTATACAGACGGGCTGACCTGATTCGGCTGAAGATGACCGATCCAGCTCGATACGAGGCACTGAATGATGAAATTCTTGCTGCGTATTCTGAAGGTCGGGTCAAGTAACTTAACTTTCGTTTCTAAGGAGAAACATCATGGCATTTCCTACCCCTGCGGTAACTACGACTACCGCCGCAACGTTCATTCCTGAAATTTGGAGTGATGAAATTGTTGCCGCATACAAGAAAAACTTGGTGCTGGCAAATTTGGTTATGAAGATGAACTTCAAGGGCAAGAAAGGTGACACTGTTCACATTCCTGCACCTTATCGTGGTTCTGCTTCTGCCAAGGCCGCTTCTACCGCAGTGACGCTGATTGCAGCCACTGAGACTGAAGTTCAAGTGTCGATCAACAAGCACTATGAATATAGCCGCTTGATTGAAGACATCGTTGAGGCTCAAGCCCTGAACAGCTTGCGTCAGTTCTATACCAATGATGCTGGTTATGCCCTGGCTAAACAAGTCGATACCGACTTGATCCAGTTGGGTCGTTCTGCCAACGGTGGTACTGCTGACAACGCTCGTTACGCTGGTGGCTACATCGGTGGCGATGGCACGACTGCCTTCGACTACACGGCTAACACCAACACTGGTAACGCCTCTGCTCTGACTGATGCCGCTATTCGCCGCACCATTCAGCGTTTGGATGACAACGACACTCCTATGGATGGTCGCTTCTTCATCATCCCCCCGTCTAGCCGTAACACGCTGATGGGTTTGGCTCGTTACACTGAGCAAGCCTTTGTGGGTGATGGCAACACCATCCGCAATGGTGAAATCGGCAACCTGTACGGCATCCCTGTGTTCACTTCCAGCAACGCTGACTCTGCATCTGCCACTGCGACTTTCCCCGCATCTGGTACTGCAATCGCTCGCGTTTGCTTGATGGGTCACAAAGACTCTATGGTTTTGGTTGAGCAAGTGGGCATCCGTTCACAAACTCAGTACAAACAAGAGTACTTGGGTACGCTGTTCACTTCGGACACGCTGTATGGTGTGAAGGCTCTGCGCACTTCTACCACTGGCACTGACCCGAATGCCGCATCCATGTTCGCTTTGGTTGTGCCTTCCTAATTGCAGTTGCGCCCCCTGCCCTAGTGGTGGGGGGACTTTTTTAACCTATTAGGAGAAATCAAAATGGCAGCAGCAACCGCAGTCGTTTCCCGCCGTGGTAACGATCAATTTCGTGGCCTGTTTTCAGACACTTGGGATGTGGCTTGTACTTTAGATAGCGCCTTAATCGCTACTACTGCTACGGCAACTGACACAGTGGCTGTTCCAGGCGTTGCTTTGGGTGACATGGTGATTGGTATGTCAATTGGTGTGAGTGAAGCAGGATTGGTTCGTAGAGCCTATATCTCTGCCGCTGACACTGTGACTATCGTTACCTACAACCCAACAGCAGGTGATGTTAATTTAGCATCAACCACATTGCAACTGGTGATTGGTCGGGCAGTGCTTTGAGAATAGGGGGGTTCGCCCCCCTTTCTTGTTTTGGAGTTAATCAATGGCAACTTTTCGCTGTCTTCAGTCTGGTAACACAGTTAGTTTTACCTTGCAACATGACATTGACTCAATGAAGGGTCATCAAGGTTATGTTCGTATTGACGAGCAAGAAAAAGAGCCTGATGCGTATGATGCCAATGCCGTGAGAACAGATACTGCTTTCACACCGCCAGTTGTACGGCGCATGGGTCGCCCAAGGAAAGTTGCAAATGTCTGATATAGACGCTAGAGATTTCGGGAAACTGGAGGCTCAAGTCGAGGCTCTCCAGAATGAAGTTCATACTTTGAGCAAAGATGTGAAATCATTGCTTGAGTTGGCAAACAAGAGTAAAGGTGGATTCTGGATGGGAATGACCATCGCTTCCACTGTTGGCGGCATACTTACCTATGTTGGTGAGAGGCTGTTCAAATGAAGGGCTTGCTCTCAGGCGTATCGTGCCCCATTGCCACTCAGGATATAACTGTTAACCTGAAAAACAGGAATAACGCATTCAAAGAGTTTGGTTATGGCCCACCTAACCCTGATGAAGCAAATGACGCTTTCTGGCTGAAAAAAGCCAAGATGTATAACGCTCCCACATCTACCATCAAAGGCATGGTGTGTGGAAACTGTGCCGCTTTCATTCAGACGCCCAAGATGATGGAGTGCATCACATCTGGGTTGGAAAAGGATGAAAACGAGGGTGAATTGTCCTATGACGAGAACTTTGTCAAGGCGGCTAACCTGGGATACTGTGATTTGTTTCAATTCACCTGTGCAGCGGCCCGCACCTGTGATGCCTGGAAGTCTGGTGGGCCAATAACCAAGGAAAAAGCATGATGTACGGCAAGCCAATGAAAGAGTCAAAGTCTTCTTCAAAGAAGAAAAGTGTTCCTGTCACTGTCATGGTAGCAATTGGGAAACCAAAGATGCTCCCTAAAAAGGGTCAGCGCACTGCCACCAACATGATGAATAAAGCTAAAAAGGCAAAATAATGTCATCTTTAACCGCCCCCATCACCCTTTTAAACGCAGTTGTTGCAACTGGTGCATCTACAGCAGTTCAGGCAGATGCTGGTCAACCTGCATTCCTGCAAGTTTCTGGTATCACCAGTGCAACTGTAGCCTTGCAAGGTAGCTTGGATGGCACAAACTGGTCAACTATTGGCACTGCATTGACTGCAAATGGCATCATTACTGTCGCCAATGCTCCCAAGTATTTGAGAGCAAATTGCACTGTTTTTGTCACTGGAACCATCACAGCTAAGATTATGTACTAAGGAAACGCTATGAAAATGACCAAATCGGCTAAAAAGGTTGGAAAAGTCATGCGTGAGTACAAAGAGGGAACTTTGCATTCTGGGTCTAAAAAGGGGCCAGAAGTGACTTCCCGCAAGCAAGCAATTGCCATTGCATTGTCTGAAGCTGGCATGGCAAAACCTAAGAAGAAGGCCAAGAAATGAAGCCTGGACTTTATTCCAACATCGCAGCAAAGCGTAAGCGTATAGCTGAAGGTTCTGGCGAGAAGATGCGTAAGGTAGGGGCCAAGGGTGCGCCTACTGCCGCTGACTTTAAACAAGCTGCAAAGACTGCAAAGAAGGTTAAAAAGGTGAAGTAGATGAAATCTCCTGTTTGGCAAACAAAAGCTGGTCAAAATCCAAAAGGCGGCTTGAATGCCAAGGGCAGATCATCTTATAATGCGGCAACTGGCGGGGACTTAAAACCTCCTGTCAAATCAGGGGATAATCCCCGTAGAGCAAGTTTCTTGGCTCGAATGGGTAACATGGATGGCCCTGAGTTCAAGAATGGTGAACCAACGAGACTGCTTCTTTCGCTAAAGGCATGGGGTGCAAACTCCAAAGCTGACGCAAAGGCAAAAGCTAAAGCTATATCCGCAAGGAACAAGGCAAAGGCGAAATGAGAGCATTATCAGTTGGTGTTAGTCCTACAGCAGAAGTAGACACAACAGTCTATACCTGTCCAAAGGGCTATTACGCCAAATTTACTGTAATGTATATACACAATACAGGTGGCTCTACCAAGCATATAACTGTTCAATGGTATGACGCAAGTGCTAATACCACTCTTGATATATTGACTCAGTATAGTTTTCAATCAAAAACATATCTTCAGTTTGATGGCAATGCCTACATTGTTTTAGAAGAAGATGACAAGTTAAAAATAACTACTGAGGCGGGAAGCTCCTTCAGTTTTATAGCCACATTTGAACAAGAAGGGTTGACTAGAGCATGACACTACTAGAACTTGTCAACGATGTATTGATTCGCTTGCGTGAGCCTGTTGTAACCACTTACAACGAAACCACCTATTCCACTCTGATTGCCAAGTTTGTCAATGACACAAAGCGTCAGGTTGAAGATGCTTTTAGCTGGAATGCACTTGGTCAAACAGTCACTATTACTACTGCCGCTGGCACTTATCAGTATGGTTTAACTGGTGCTGGACAGAAGTTCCAAGTGATGGATGCCATCAATGCAACGAGCAATATTGGCCTGAAAAACACCACCTTTGTGGATATGAATCGTAAGCAGAACTTTTCTGTGGTTATGACAGGTATCCCAAGCGAATACAACTTTGATGGCGTGGATGCAAGCTACAACGCCAAAGTAACAGTGTATCCAAGGCCAGATGGCGTTTATAGCCTTATGTTTGCTTTGGCAGTTCCACAGGCTCCATTAGCGGCAGATGGCACTGTCATTCTTGTTCCTGATGTAGTTGTTGCTCAAGGCGCTTATGCAAGGGCATTGGTTGAGCGTGGTGAAGATGGTGGTCTATCTTCATCTGAGGCTTACACACTGTTTCGATCCATGTTGTCGGATTACATTGCCTTGGAGGGCAGTCGTTATCCTGAGAATCAAGAGTTTGTTCCGCAATGACACAGCAAATCCAGACCTTTTCTGTTTCAGCCCCAGGCTTTTATGGGCTGAACACACAGGACTCTCCGCTTGATTTAGCGGCTGGATACGCTGCAATTGCTACAAACTGCGTAATTGACCAGTATGGGCGCATTGGCTCTCGCAAGGGTTGGTCAAGGGTAAATACATCCTCTGGCAACTTGGGAGCCAACAATGTTGGTGTTATCCATGAGTTGGTGCAGACTGATGGCACTTTGACTGTTTTGTTTGCTGGAAACAACAAGCTGTTTAAACTGAGTGGAACAAGTGTTGTTGAGTTGACCTATGGGGGGGGAGGTACTGGCCCCACCATTACCGCAAGCAACTGGCATTGTGCTTCTTTGAATGGAATCACATATTTCTTTCAGTCAGGCTATGACCCACTGATCTATGACCCTGCTGTAAGTACCACCACATACAGGCGTGTGAGTGAGAAAACTGGTTATGTTGCGACTGCTCCCCAAACCAACATTGTTATCTCTGCCTATGGTCGCTTGTGGACTGCTAGTAGCACTGCTGACACTGTAACTGTCTACTTCTCTGACTTGCTTGCTGGTCATGTCTGGTCAACAGGAACTGCTGGTTCTTTGGATATCTCACGGGTATGGCCTAATGGCTCTGATGAGATTACAGGGTTGGCGGCACACAATGGATTCTTGTTTATCTTTGGCAAGCGTCAAGTCTTGATTTATGCAAATGCGACTACTCCATCAAGCCTGTCTCTGAGTGACACTATCAGCAATGTTGGTTGCATTGCAAGGGACTCTATTGCCAATACAGGCAGTGATGTGGTTTTCTTGTCAAACAGTGGTGTTCGGTCATTGCTTAGAACCATTCAAGAGAAGTCTGCACCTTTGCGTGACTTGTCTAAGAATGTCCGCGATGACTTGATGACAATTGTGAATGCTGAGACATTGGCAAACATCAAGGCAGTCTACTCAGAGTCAAATGCCTTCTATCTGATTAACTTTCCTCTTGCCACCCAAACCTACTGCTTTGACACCAAAGCGGCTTTGCAAGATGGCTCTGCGCGGGTAACTGTGTGGGATTCCATCACGCCAACTGCTTTCCTTGCTAAACGCAATGGAGACTTGTTGATTGGCAAGAATGGCTATGTGGGCAAGTATGGAACCTATCTTGACCATGCAACCACATACCGATTGCAGTATTTCACGACTTATGCTGACTTGGGACAGCCCAATGTCACATCTATTCTGAAGCGTATTGCTGTGGTGGTTATTGGTGGCTCAAGCCAAGGCTTCATCATCAAGTGGGGATATGACTTCACGGGTCAGTATTACTCCACCACATTGCAAATTCCTCAGTCTACTGTTGCTGAATATGGTACTGCTGAGTATGGGGCGAATGGTGTTCCTGTTGCCTACTACTCAGATGGTATTTCTTTGCAGACTTTGGTTGGTCAAACATCAGGCTCTGGCAAGACTGTGCAGACAGGTTATGAAGTGCAGATCAATGGGTATCCTGTGAGCATTCAAAAGATTGAGATACAAGCCAAGAATGGCAAACTGGTTTAAAGGAATTTGACATGAACTACACCAAAACCACCAACTTTGCGGCTAAGGATGCTCTGTCGCCAGGGAATGCAAGCAAGGTTGTCAAGGGAACTGAGATTGATACTGAGTTCACCAACATTCAGACTGCCATTGCAACTAAGGCAGATGGAACCTTCACAAACTTCAGTTTTGTTGAAAGCGGCACTAATCTGCTTATTCGTCACTCAGGGACTGATGTAATGAAGATTGACAGTTCTGGGAATCTGACTGTGTTGGGCAACATTGTGGCTAATGGCACTGTTTAATGAAAACAGTACAAAACAATCTCAATGTAACTTGCAAGTGCTTGCAGGTTCTTTTGTCATTGGGGGTGTGATATGGCATTAAGTAACGATGCAATGCGAATGTTGCAAGTGCGCTATCCTGCATACGCAGCAAAATGGAATGAGTTGTCAGCTATTCCTGGACTTGAGGCAGAATTTGCTAGAGGGTTTAGTCTTGTCAATCAAGCATCATATGCAAGTGATGACGATACGAGTGCAAGAACAACAGGGGCTACTGGCGTAGCAATCATGGACAAGGCTCTTAATGATGCCTCAACCAATCCCGTTGGATTTGTAAAGTCAAACTTGCTTGAATCGATGGTTGTTGGCAATTCTGACTTGGCAACAAATCAAGTTAAATACTTGCAACAAAACAATGTGCCAACAATTGACATAAATAATTTATGGCAAGAAAACATAGCAAAGATTGAACAAGGACAAAGAAGAAGTAAAGAGGGAATCTCTCCTGGACAGCTTGCATCATTGGGGCTTGCCGTAATATTGCCTGGGGTTGGCTCTGCTATTGGTGGACAACTGTTGGCAGCAGGACTACTTCCTGTTGGTACTACTGTAGCTACTGCTACAGCGGTTGGAACTGGATTGGCAAATGCCG